CGGATTAACGGGACCGGAGGCCCGGGCACTGTTTACTTATACAGTGAAAGCAAGCCGAACGTGGCTAGCGCCGGGACGCGGTCCCCCAAAACCCTGCGGAAGGAAAGCTGTTAAAGCCAACCAACCGAAGAGCGTTTGGAACCACACGGCTCAGTCACGGGTATTCCACCATGACTGGATGCAAACCAACCAACCTGATCGCAGAGGAGAACTCTCCTCTCTGAGGTTGTCTCCAACCACGATTGCACCTGGTGTTTACGCCTGGTGAGTCGAGTCGGAGAAGTCTTCCCTGGATCCCAATCCAACATCATAGCCGCAGTTGCGGCAGGGAATGTTGGTTGAACAACTCCTAGCGGAGAAGGACAAGATCCAAGGATGCATCGGGCTACTTCCGGAAAACCGGACCGGAACATTTTGTTCTGGAGTGTAACCAAACCGTGCTGCGTGTCATCGGTCCAAGCGAGGGATCTGATGGATGGGATAGTTATGGGGTTGCGGGTTCCAAACTGGAAATAACCGCAAGCTTCACGGAAATCGTGAAAACCACACTTGTCCTCAGACATTTTGAGCCCAACCTGAGCCATGACGTATCTTAATGCCGGCACGTCCTCCTTTGGCAAGATAAGATCATCACCAAACACCACGATGTTCCACCGCTTGCAAGCCTTTATAAGCTCATAGCGACTGGTAACCGAGAGGTCATATGTGATGAAGTGCGCAGTGAGCGCACAAGCCAAAGTGACAAGCGAAAGCAGCGGGAAGCAGAAAGCGTTGCCCATAAGAGCAAAGCTATTCGTACGCCCGATACCTCCGTTCGCCAGAACGTGTGACGGACTCCTCACGGAGTCCATCAAGTGGAACCATTCTGCGGGCAGAATAGAGTGCGCGGCGTCCACACTAATGTGGTCCGATGCGTTACTCAAGTCTACCGTGCATAACGTCTGCGCAATATCGGATCTAAGGATCCTTTGCTGTACAGATTGGTCATAGAACGGGACCACACACGAAAGGCGACGCTCCAACAAGGATTTAACCCCTTGCTGGAGAACCATATTCCATGTAGGCTCCATGCCTATGACACGTCCACCTCTCCAATCTTTCGGCACAACAGTTATCTTGGTCCTCGAGAGAGGAGCGTCCACAACACGTAGACGCTGAAGAGGGTCGAAATTCAACCTCCGAGCTGGCTCAAGGAGTCCGCTAGGAAATAAAACGCTCGACTTATCCAAACCAAGCTGTCCTTCAGCGACAGAACCAGGACCGTGTCTAAACGACGCAGCACCGGCAGAATCGAGTGGGCCAAGAAGAAGACGGCAGATGCGACGCATATGCGAATGCACCCTGTCTTCCATTTGCTCATATTCCAATTCACTCTGTCTCCTAGAGAAGGATCCAACGACTTCGTCGCTGGAAGACCGATAGATCCCGCAATCAATCTTGCGAAAGAAGCGAGCGGCAAAGTATACACTTTCAGCGCATTGTACTCCCACGTCATCAATGTATGCTTGGGAAGCAGCCATCGACAAAATGGTTTCGACACGCTGGAAGTCCGACAGGGTCGGACTCGCACCGTTGAGAATGTCGGCAAACTGCGATCGCAGCTCCACACGCACCGCTTTCGGGGCGCTCATGGAGAGGTCGCGCATGAGTGCCTTCTTCAATGTGTTACACTTGATCATTTCAGGAACTCCTGTGATGTGGTTAACATGGTATGAAGGGCTGACGTTCGACAATTAGCTGAACAGGTTTCCACCCGCAAAGTACTTGTCGAGGCGAGCCTTCGTGGGGGCATCCATCGCCGCGCTCACGCCGTAAATGGCGGTGAACAAAGCGTGGACGCCGTCGTAACGATCGGCCGCCGTTACCGAGGGATGGTTGGACCCCCAGCACGTCAGGTTGACGCCGCTCTCGATCTGCTTGTTGGTCACCGAGTCGACGCGCTTGCGCACAAACGACATGAGGTGACGATCCTTAGAATAAGGATCAGCGGTCGGGAACGTATGCTTTCCGGTGACAGATGTCCGCTTTGCAGCGGTGCTCGTCACATCGTTGGCCTCGGTCGTGGTTCCGGAAACGGAGACGACCTGGACCGCGATGGCGGAAGCGTCACTCATGATGAGATTGGACATTACTGCTTCTTTCTTTTACTCGGAGATACCGAGGGATTGTGGTGGTAGTGAACGACTGGTCAGCGCAGGCGTCGGGAGATAGCTCCCCACGCGAGCGGGAATCCTGAGGCGATGCGCGTTCCGTGCATCCCGTTGACGGATAAATCCAGCGAACCGATGTCAACGGCCCTACGATTATACGCGATCCGGCGATCATACAAGAAGCCCGTCCCTGAATAGGACGTACGCCAACTGTAAGTGGTCGACCCCGAAAGGTTAACCATGAAATCAGTCCGGATCCTCTCGCCTAGCCAAGGAAGGCCGGCCGTGATGTAGAACGTCGGTCCCGAAGCCAAGTCATCGATGATATTCCCTAACGGGAGGAACCAATCGAAGACGAAACTATAGGGAACAGCGTCCCACACAGCATAGCCAAGTCTGTCTATGTTTAGCGCCCTCACGAGCGCCGCGACAGTAGACTCAGCCTGGATCGATGGGTTGACATCCCATTGACCCCAGAGCGAAGAGGCGTACCTATCAAATCGTTGTCCCTTTTTCACGTAAACAGGGGCGGCATTGGAGTCGGCAGACCAACTCTTTTCAATACTGCAAGAACTGCTGTAGCGGAAGGAACGTCGACCGACGGCCTTAAGATCTTTCCTCGCCCTTAAACCTTCACCGAGAGCTGCAGCTGCTGCCCCGATGTCGGAAAGAAAAGGCGACCAACCGTAAGTGCCCTCAAGCCAAGCGCCAGCACCGGCATCAACCGCATTGCGGAAAGTAGCCGATTTTGGACCCAGCTTCTTGGAAGCACACAATTGGAGGGTAGAAGGGCCGGCTTTGACGAGATCCCCAAAGGGGACGCGTCTGAAGCTTTTCTTCATCCCATGCTTACCGAGCATGCTGGACACAGAAGTGACCAGCTTGAACGGGTTCTTTAGCATACCAATCGTCTCGGATATCTCACGCACAAAAGAGATCACGTGCAGGTCACTACGCCCAGCTTGGGCGAGTTCTGACGCGTAATCCGCGTGAACTTTTACAGTAGAAGGAATCGTCGACGGAGATGAAGGAACGTTCCCAACGGCGCAATAAGCGCTGCCAGGGAAGTAGTACCCAGCTCCATACAGACGACATTCGGAGTCAAAGAAAGGAACTCCGCCTTCATAGAAAGCACCGGTTGATAAGACTATCTCCCGGCGGACATGCGAAACAGGCTTATCTGTTAGCGGCACAGTTCTTATACCATCATCGACCATGGTTTCCCCAAGAAGTTCCCTACCGAAGGGAGCTTTGGAGTACAGGCCAGTGAATGGTGACGGCGCCGCTTTGGATCTAGTCCGCATTGTCCTCTTTCTGTAGGAATTACTCGCTGTGCATTGCAAAATGCAACACGAGGTCCGATACTGTTGTCAGCATCATTCCAGGTGTTACACCTTAGTCGACACCCCTC